AGACTCTCTTAAGAGACTCTTAAGACTCTTAAGATCTTAAGAGAGTCTCTTTACGACTCAAAAGTTATAGGAGGTTACCTTAGAGACCGGTTCGGACCGATCTAAGCCATGCCCCCTCGCGGTCCTTTCTGCCGCAACCGCCGCCTCTGCTGCCACCGCCACCGCTGCCGCCACCGTCGCCGTCACCGCCTCTGTCACGCCTGCCGCTGTCCTAGCCGCTGCCGGGTGCCCTGGGTGATAGCCTCCAGCACGTCACGAGCCGTACCATCGATGGGCTGCGCCGAATCACGATAGGCGGGCAGCCACTTCTTGACAGTGAACATAAGAATCAACGGATTCACTGGCTTATCGGTGGCTGTGATCAGATCGAGTAGCAGCGTTTCCAGGCGGCCATCGAATCGTGATCGAGCATCAGCCAGCCGATCACGGAAGCGCAGCACGTCCCCCCGATCCCAGAGCCGGGCAGCCTCAGCGCTGATCCCAGCAGCAGCAGCAGCACGGGCCTGTATCGGCTCTTTGGCATAGGCTGCCAGGTAACGCTGCTGCCGCTCCCATGTCCCTTTGGCGTGGCGTCCCAAGACTTGCAAGTCCTCCGGCAGCCCCCAATCCTCCGGCGAGTCCTTAAAATCCTGTACCTCAGAGTCCAGAGCATCGGCAGCGGGGAGCGTTTTGATCGTGTTCATGGTGCTATTTGTACCACAGCCTCGGCAGCCAGCGCAAAACGAATCTCGAAATCGTGCTTTTTAGAACACGATCCGAGGCCGAATTAGCTACAAAAGTAGAACAAAATTCACTACTTCCTAGACCTGGCCCGTAGCTAAATTAGAACAGAATAGGCATTGACAGGTGCCCCAGCTAGGTATAGTCTTGTAGCTGTCCCATAGCTGAACAACACACACCGACGGCGGCCCCAGCGGGGGCAGGGAGTAACAGAGAGAAACAAGCGACAAGCAACAACAAACTAAACACAGGGCGGCTTTCATCTAGTCGCCTTCCCCCGGTCCTAGCACCACCGGGTAACGGTCGATAATCCCCCGTAGCCAATCGGGGGTAATCGGTAGCGTAAAGCGCGGAGATGATGTGAAGCGGCTGCATAAAGGCCAAAAATTCCGGGAGTGTTACCCCCGGTGAGATTGGGAAGGATAGCGCGGGGAAGTGGGGAAGAGGCCAGAATCACTGTCGATCATAGTCAACGTCTAGCTGCAAGAGCGGCCTTCTTGGATTAGGACAATGCCAAACATCCGAAGCTGGGGAGCGACAACGAGGGGACGACTTAGGCGGTGAGTAGGGCACGAAGGGAAGCGCCATCTGCAATAGGACCAACGGCCTCCCAGCCTTTGGGGTTGAATAATCCCTACCCTGCCGCCATAACCTAGTGAGTTTGGCGGCAGTCAGGGGTTACACAACGTAGCTACTACTATCGAAGAGGCGAAACGTCATGAGTGAAGAGACCCGGCGCGAGATAGAAACGATGGTATCAGAGGGCTTCATGAGCACAGCCGAAGCCGCACAGATCAAAGCACGGATTGAGGAGGGTACAGAATGAATCTCCGACAGGCGAAAGAAGCCACGGGCGGCGGCTTGCTAACAAATAGCAAGATGCCCGGCTACTGCTATAGCATCCCGGCGAAGGAATGCAACGTAGGCGCGAAGCTGGTAAAAATTGCCGGGTCAGTCTGCGAAGGTTGCTATGCTCTCAAGGGCTTCTACCAAACCTACGAGACATCGGTTGACCGGGCGCTGTATGCCAGACTCGACAGTCTCACTAATCCGCTGTGGGTCGAAGCCATGTCGAAGTTGATCAATCACTATTGCCAAGACGGCGAAGCCGTCTGCCAACGTGGAACATTCTTTCGGTGGGATGCCGCAGGCGATATTCAAGACTTGCCACACCTTCGCAAGATGGTACTAGTCGCTGAAGCTACGCCGACCGTGTCGCATTGGATTCCAACACGGGAATATAAAATAGTGGCGAAATACCGCGCCGTCTACGGCGAATTCCCGGCGAATTTCACGGTAAGACTCTCCGCCCACATGGTAGACGGCGACGCGCCGTCTGGCTACGGCTTGACTACGTCAACCGTGGTCACAGACCACACAGAGACATGCCACGCCACGATGCCAGACCAGCCGTCAGAATGTGGCGACTGCCGGGCTTGCTGGAGTCCAGAGGTCGCCAACGTATCCTACGGCAAACACTAGACCCAGTCGTTCAGGCTGTCGCCTAGGGCGGCGAAATTTACCCTTCGCCGCCCGAATGTTTGGCGGCTAGCCTAGACTTTCGAGTATCACCCGGGGGGCCGATGCCACGGCCCCCTCAGTGATCCCCGAACGAAGGGCGATCAAATACACAATCGGAGGCGTGAGCATGGCCTATACCCTGGAATTGACCACCGATGACCTGGACGCTATAGCGTTCGTTGGTGACCGCTATGAGTGGTCACAGAGCCTGGCGACCCTGGCCGAAGGCACCAACGAATTGAGCGAGTCCGAAGCTTGGACCATCAGCGAGGCTATAGAGTCGGATATGGACGGCGGCCACGATGCCTACCCGCTGCTCGATCCCCGAAGCGACCTGGCTGAGAAGTTGACCGAATTGTACCAGTCGATAGTCTAGCTATCCAATATCCAAACCGGAGGCGAGATCATGAGATTCTGCGACAACGTGAATTGCGAGTATCCCGACGAGCCGCTTGAGCGAATATCCGACTACCGGATCATCGACGGCGCGGTGATCTGCGTGGGCTGCTACGAGGCCGAAGCCGAAGAGGCCGAATGGCGCGATGCCAACGCAGACCTGGCCGAAATCGATACCGTGAGCCGCATTCTCTGGAGCCGATAGGCTGTAGCACCCATGCGGGGGCCGTAGGCACCTCCTACGGCCTCCTGATGGCTGCTACAGCCAAATCTGACGAGGAGAACGTGACGCGATGACCCCTGAGGAGCACAAAGCGGGTAACGACATATACCGCCGTCTGCGGCAGGCTCAGGCAGCCAGAGGAGAGGGTAAATCAGGGACGAAGGAGCAGCGAGACCTAATCAAATCAATTCGACAGGAATTGGAGGACTTCTGGAGGGCGAGAGAGCCTGACTACCCTCGCCGCTAGGGCATCCGCCTAGGGTGGACGATCCGCCGGGATCGTCTCCCCGAACGGCTGCGATAGCGCAGAAATCTGAACGAGGAGAACGTGACGCGATGACGGCAATCGAATTGGCGAAGTACATAGACCAGACCGCAACCTACCACGGAGTCCCCGGCCTGGTGATCGAGGTGACGGTGATCGACGCTCGTGTGTCCTGGGGCCAGGTACAGCTTCAGATACAGCCGACCAGGCCGCAAAATGCCAGCGGTTCCAAGTGGGTCAACAGCGATTCGGTCATGCTTAGCTAGGCACTCCATGAGTGGGGCCGAATGCCACGGCCCCACCGATGGACGGCATAGCCCGATCCAATATCCAAACCGGAGGCGAGGCACGATGGCATGGAATCAAGACGGGTACACAGGCGACCAGCGGCAGCAAGCCGCTCAGATGGCGAAGGACGACATCGAGAAGAGGGGCGGCACGGCCTACACCAGGGTCACCGACCCGCTCCCTGATCTGATCCCCAACCTGGGCGTGCAGGTAGCGCGAGTGGCCCAGGATGGCTACGCCTATCACCGGGCATGGGAGGTGACCACATACAACCCGTGGGTCACGAAGGACGGCGAATTAGAACGAGCCTCTGGCTGGGGCGTTGGCCCCAAATTCAAGACTGAGGCCGATGCGGTAGCTGTAGCTAAGGCACTCGTGAAGGCAGACTGGAGCTAACGTACCCACGAGGAAGGAGTCAATCATGACCCCATAACCGATAAGTCCACACCCGTAAATCAGCACGAACACCAACTCCATTCCTATGGAGTTTGGCCCCGGCGCACCGCCGTCACAAGCTACGAGGCCGGGGCTTTGCAGAAGGGTTAACGCACCCATCCGGGGGCAGGAAGGTTCCTGCCCCTCAATGGCTGCGGTAGCAGCACAATCTTAGGAGGTGACGACGATGAAGGAATATCGGGTAGCTGGAAAATTTAAATCGGGAAGGGATTTCAAGGTTGAGGTCTGGAGTAGAAGCGGAAACAAGATCGACGTTTGGGATTGGTCGAAGGCAAATGGCGGCTACCGAAAAAGTCACAAGCACCACTACAGAGAGCACGGCAAGGATGGATATCACAAGGGCTTTTGCAAGGATGACCACCGCACAGACGGTCGATGGTATTGCGATAGATGCCGACGGCATCACAACGGGCCGTGGGGCAGAGACTTTGCAGGGGTTGGCCCATCCAACGGTTACGGCCTAGTGGTAGATAAATATTTAGATATAAGTGAGGCATAGGCTAACACCGCCATGCGAGCGCCGTAGCACGCCTACGGCGCTTCAATGGCTGCGGTAGCAGACCAAATCTTAGGAGGTGACGCATGGGAATGAATCGAGTCGAGTTAGAGGCGCTGGACATTGGCGATCTGCGCAGGCTGGCCCAGGATGCTGGCCTTGCTACGATCAAAAAGGCCAGCATAGTTGCAGCACTGTCTGCGGACTACCGCAGCGACAACGGCGTGCTGGTAGCTGCACCAGATCGTAACGGTGCTGCCCCTGGCCCCGCCCCGGTGCCGCCCAGCGGTGACGGCGTGGTCTGGCCCGATGTGCCGCCTGCCACGTCTGCCGTGAACGGTGAGTACGTTGAGCCGCCCTGGCTACCCGAACTCAGGGCCGCTGCGACGATAGGCCACGTAGAGTTGATGGGGCCAGCGGGATCGGGCAAGACACTGGCCGTCCACCACCTGGCCGCCAGCCTGGGCAAGCGCCTGGCAGTGGTGACGGCTGATGGTGGTCTGCGAAAACGGGACCTCGTGGGTCAACGGGAACTCGTGGCCTCGCAGACCGTCCTGATGGCTGCGGAGTTCGCAGCCGCTGCCCGTAACGGCGACTGGGCCTTGATCGACGAGGCGAACATGGCCGAACCCGATGCGATCTCGTTCGTGAACGGGATGACTGATAGGCCAGGCATCGAGGGCAGCACGTTCCAGGTCGGAGGCCAGACCGTCGAGGTGCATCCCGAATTCCGGTGCTTCTTAACCCGAAACCCAGGCTACGTGGGAACCAGGCCCATGAACGAGGCCCTGCGTGATCGGTTCTGGAGCATCGATGTGCCGCCACTCAGCGGTGACAGTCTCGCAGCCATGCTACGGGCGCACGATGTCCGCAAGGACTACGTGCCCGAAGCCGTCTGGCTGATCGACACCCTGTATCGGGCATGGGAAAAGAACCGGATCAGCTACCAGGTATCACCCAGGCGTGCGCTCGATGCCGCAGCCATGTGCGACCAGCTAGAAGGTAGCGATTTTAGGTACTGGTTGGAGCGCAGCATCCTCACGAAGATCGATGCCAAGCACGACGGCGAGGCGGTGCAACGTGCCATCGAAGCCGCCTGGACGGCGTTCCGGGCCTCGTCGAGTGACTAGGAAAAAATAAAAAATAAAATTCTAGGAGGCGAAACGTGGCGAAACAAGACCAAGGCTACCGTCGAGCGACGGGTAGCAGCTATTCGGGCGGTGGCGGTGGACGAGGACGTGCCCTCTCCACCTACCTGGCCCAGACGAAGAAAAACGAGGTCGCTGACCTCTACATACGAACCCAGACCAGGGGCGTCCTCGATGTCCTGGGCCTGGACGAGGATGACGACATAGCTGTGAGCATACGACAGATGTTCAAGGACGATGTGGCCCAGGACAAGCCGAACAAGGCTGAGATGGGCGAGGGCTACATCTCAGCCCGGAATGACGGCTACCAGGCCAGACGGGGCCAACAGGACATCGCACATGCCCAGGCGGCTGAGGCCCTGCTAGGTGCGCTGTATGCAGCCACGAGGATGCGCGAACGGGCAGACCTGGACGAGGGCGATGTGCTCGATGACCCAACCACCGCGCTGATAGATGGAGGCGGGTGGGCCGACGAGGCCGCTGGCAGGCTGGAGGTGAAAAAGCACGTAAGCATAGCCATAGATAACTCTGGCTCGACCCACATGCCCGAAACCGGGTACTGCTCCGGTGCGATGCAGGGCGTAGCTGGAAACCTGATGCGCGTCCTGTTCGATGCCGCCTCGACCTACCCTGGGATAACCTACGACGGCTTCAGCTTCAATCGGGTGGCGATCCAGGAGACTGGCCGACCTGGCCGGGCGTATCGGGAGGGACTGACACGCGAGTATTTCGCAGGCATCAGCGTGGACGATCCCTTGAAACGTGATGCGGTGCAGACCAACCTGGCCCCGCTAGTCGAGGCCATGTACAAAAACGAGGAGGCGCTGGGCCTGATCGGCCAGCCACGCCTCGACCTGATCCTGACCGATGGCGAGTTTGAATCCGATGCCGATGCACAGGCCGCAGCCGAATGGCAACGGCTACGTGGCCCAGGTGTCACCAGCTACGTGCTAGACCTATGCCCCGGCGAGATCGAGGACACGGTTGAGTTGCCGCACCAGTTCCGAGTGATCCCGCTCCAGTGCCTCGTCGATGAGTACGGTGCGAAGGCCATCGATTCGGACATCCTACGCCAGAGCCTGATCCAGATCGCCACTGAGGAGGTTACCAAGCTCCAATAAATAAAAATAAAAAAAATAAATAAATAAAAAATATCAGCCACCAAAGAGTGGCAATCAAGAGGAGGTACGAGTGAACCCAGAGACCATCGACGACTGCATCGCGCTGGTAACAAACGATATGAATAAGCTGTTCATCGAACGCGGCATTGACCCAATGGGCGCGACAGAGTTTGAGCAAGGTGTATACAGGGCCATAGACATTATCGCAAGGGCTGTACAGGACGGCGACATAGCCGCCTACGGGGAGATCATATGAGCATTAAATACAATCACGCCATGACCGTTTCATACGTGGTCATCAGCGATAACCCCGACATACCTACATATTCTGAGGCACTGGAGGCTCTGCGGCTGCGGCTAAAAGAACTGATAGCCAACCCCAAAGAGGCTGAAGAGGCTCTACTGGGCGATTGGCCGTTCGATACGTTTGCATTTGATTCAGAGACTGGAGAAGAAGCATGACCTACACACCAGGGCCGTGGGATATTCATGAAGCCAATGATAGGAATGACGCATTCTACATAACCCATAAGAACCGTCGAGGTATTGGGTCAATCTCAAACTCGTTTAACGACGATGGGGGCCAGTACACCAGCGCAGAGGACGCGGCTAACGCACGGCTGATCGCAGCATCACCAGATTTGATTTTGGCACTGAAGGAGTGGATTAGCATGGCAGTCAACTCTGGCTTGGAGGGATGCGACGAGATTTTAGAGCAAGCCGAAGCAGCTATAGACAAGGCCGAGGGCCAGGAGCAAGACCGCACCACCTGTCCTGAGTGCGCCACGGGCAGCAACCTCAACGAGACTGGAACACGCTGTTGGAATTGCGAACCGGAAGAGGTGGGCGCATGAGGACATTTGAGTGCCCAACGTGCCAGCGCGACATCTTCTTTCGCAACTCTCTCCGCGAACAGATCGAGGCCAGGATCGAGGAGACCAAGACCGACATACAGCAGGCCCGGCAGGCTGCACTCACCGACGAGGTTACGCACCTGGAGGGCGCGGTGACCGGGCTGTCGTGGGCGCTGTCGCTGCTAATCAAGCATCGGAGTTAGGAGGGCTCATGAAGCAGTACGGATACCATGGCGATGATGGGATCGGAGAGGCGCTTGGCATAGACCACTTCCCCGGTCACTACTGCCCTAGCTGCGGCCACGAGACACCCTACATGGCAGGCGAGGATGGCTTCTACGCCTACACATGCGAAAACGCTGGCTGTTCGGACAGCCCTGAGTACGACACTGGCCCGGAAGAAGAGTAGCGAATAAAAAAATAAAAAAATATTAGTGACCGCCGTGATCAGCACCTGGGGTGGCTCCCCAGGCGAAACGGCCTTCGGGCCGTCGGCGGAAGCCTAGTCTGAATCTACGCCGCACCTGAGAGGAGCGCGGCCCAGGCGAACCTTTCGACCCAAACATAGAGGAGTAACTATTGAACCTAATGACGGCTTCAAACCAGTGGGCTACCAGGCCCAGCGACGAACGATTCCTATCACTTGGAGGCTTACGCTCTGCGGTGCAGGCCCGTAAGTACGACTCCATCGAACTCAACAGGACCCTATCCGAACTCCAGCTTCACCCGCTGGACGGCGAGATAGTCCTACGGGACGGTTTCGAGGATACACGGCTCACACACTGGGCTTTCGGTCAGCTAGCACACAATCATAGCGGTGGCCCGGTGCCTATGACCGGGTCACCCAGGAGGAACCATGACGAGATTACGAGAACTTGTGGGGAGATTGAGACATATCGAGGC